GATTTCTTCCATCTCATTAAATTCGAATTCTAATTCGTATAAATAAGTGTGACCATGAATGTTAAAGCATTTCATTCTTTCATTCATTACTCTATGACCAGAGTCAAACGAGCCTTTTCTAGTGATGTATTGTTTTTTCATATTATTGTTTTTTAGGTCTACCTCTACGTTGTTGTTTTACTGTTCTAAAATTATAATTTGTCTTAATTAATATATATAATTCTTTTAGGGTTCCATCAAAATCTACCATTTTCTTTTCTAACTCTTCTTTTTCTATTTCAAATAAGTTAGTTATCGCCTTAATATAATTCTCTAGGCGTAGTGGTTCATCCTTTTCAAAATCCTTCATTAAACGTCTATAACGTTCCATGTATATAGATTGTGCTTCCCTTCTTGTATCGGGATCAGAAATGTGTGATGTTTTATCTTCCATCTCAATTAAAGCATATTGTGCTTGATAGTAATAGGAAGAAAAATCAAAGTCCCCGTTATCTATTCTAGAATGCAAAGCATCTTTGTTTGACAACGGAGACTTTTCTTTAAATTTTCTCCACCAGAAAAACTGGTTATATTTGAGTGGTGTTAGTTTTTGGATCTGTTTCTCTATGAACGTTCTTGTCATAACCTTTAATATACCTAAATATAGTATATTAATTTGGGTCAGACTAAACTATTTCACAAGCTCCTCCAGCACATGCTGCTTGATCCATTAGAGCTGTTGTATCACTAAACTCAACGATTTTACTTAAATCAATGTTATGTAAATGTGATGACATTTCATCAAATTGTTCTTTAGTAATATCCTCAAATGGTGCTTGTGTGTAAGTTCCTCCATGATAAGGTAATACTGATAAACCATTAAATGTTTCTCTATTTTCCCACATCCATTTACCTACCGCTTCCCACTCGTTTTCTTTAATTGATACAGTAGCAGATACATTATTTGTGTTTGCTCCTTTACGGTGTCCTTTTTTAACCCATTCTATGTTAAATTTCTTAACACGTTCAAGCATATCCATTACGTTTTCAGTTCTTAAGATAGATCCTTCTGGAGCTGCTTGTGGTACTGAAATTACAGCTTGAATTGTTGGTTTGAAGAAATCGTCTTCTACTAGTTCTGGGTGATTAATCGCTAAGTAAGAATATATAGCTTCGTTTTTACCAACTCTAATTCTTCTGATGTAATAATCATTATGCCAAGCGTGAATACCAGATGAAGTACCTAATACTAATGAACTTGTACCACTTGGTTTTACTGTTGTAACACGAGCTGCTTTATTAATTCCTATCAATCCAGCTATACGAGCGTTTTCTTCTTTAGCTATACTTGCTGCTTCTTTTAAGTCACATTTTGTATAAGCACCAGATCCAATACCTGTCATACCAACACCTAATAAAGCGTCTTTTTCAGTTGTTTTTCTCCAAATATCTCTTAAGTAATGGAAGTCAGTATATGCTGCTTGTAATGTTCCGATAAATGCTCCTATTCTTACTCTTTCGTTTAAGTCTTCTTGTGATTCAACATTTGAAACATTTACTTCACATAAGTTACAGAACTGATAAGAACGTAATGCGATTTCACAACATGGATTTGTTCCCCAATCTTTATCGTTTGAAAAATAAATACCTGGTTCACCTGAATTACTTAACTCAATTTTCTTCCATAAGTTAAAGAACTCTTCTTCATCAATTTTATGACGTAATACTACTGCTGAGTTGTTAGCGCGGCCACGTTGTGGATTTTCTTCCCACCAATTTCCAAATTTAGATGTTAACATATCTTCATCATCTAAATTAAACAATGAAATTAAAGCTGCTCTTCTAATACCACCTGATAATACAGCATCAGCTATAAAACAAGCCATATCATGAGCGTCCAATGATGTTAATTTATCACCATTTTGTTTACGATCAAATACTTTTTGTAAGTTGAATAAACATTCTTTTAATGGTTCTGGACCAGGTGCTTTACCTCCAACAGTAATTAACTGAGCGCCTTTAGGTCTGATATCTCTAAAATCAAATAATGGTAATGCTGCACCTGTAAAATATGCTTTACATAACATACGAACTGCATCAGCCCATCCTTCAATACTATCACCAATCAAATAACGTTTTGATTTTACTGGAATTTTAATTTCAGGTAATTGGTCTATATGATGTTTTTGAACACTATATCCTACTCCACATCCAGACAATAATAAAAACATTATTTCTGAAAAAGAACGCCAGTCATCAATAGGCAAGAAAGAACAGTTAAATATACGAGCATTATTAAGCTCAATGGGTCTACCTGCGAACTGTAAGCTACGCATCGACGGTAAAACTTTTTTATCATATACTAGTTTGTAAGCGTTTTCAATCTCATCTTTTAGTAATGGAAATTTCTCTTGATGCATTTCCTTGTTTCGAGTTACTAACTCGTGCCATGTTTCTCTTCTATTTAATTCAGGAACATATTTAGCATACTTCATGTATGTGGTAATGTCTGATAGAATCTCTTGTGTGATATTCATTTTTGTTTTAGGTTTATAGTTAATGGTGTCATTACTTATTTGCATAAGTAAAAATTATTTTGTATTAATTTAAAGTAAGTGGAAATCTAAAGACGTCATGTTAACATATACCATGAAATCTTCAAACACTTCCTTAGGTACGCCTTTTAATTTTTCAGCGTGTTCTTGGAGCAAAGATGATGGTATAAGGCTACCAGCATTCTCTGTTAATAAAGGTTTAAAACCATTTAACGTCTCTGTAATTACTACATCTTCTTCTTCATTACCGAATGCATCATTGTCGTTGATGTATTCTACTATCATTTTCTCTAAAAATTCAGTCGAGTATTTCATTACATGCGTTTTTTTACTTCGTTAATAATATATTGTGTCAATTTAATAAGCGATTCTTTTAATTTCTTAAGTAGCTCTTTCTTTTGTTGGCCTATACGTAAACCTGCTAAAGGTACTTCAACATGTTTCATATGGGGTTCTAAATATTGACGATAAGCGTTTCCTGCTAAGAAAACAAAAGTATCTTTATCAAGATTATAACCTTTATCTTTTAGTTGTTTCAAAACTACTTCTGACCATTGTTCACGTTCATTAGCCGGCATGTCTTTTAAAGTAACGTTATATGGTTCAATTGTTTTTCGTAATGGCACTAAGTGATATTTAGCGGATATGATATATACATTTTTATCATCAGCTAATTTCTTAGCGTATGCTAATTGTTTTTGAAATAAATCCGAATTATATAATTCTTCAGCTGGTGCTGGTTTTGATAATTTACCTGCAGAGCATGAAACTAGAACAACTTTTGCCATTATTTTTATATTTGTGTGTATAAATATTGTTAAATAGTTTCACTTTTACTAAGTTCAAAGAACTTTTTCTTTAGTATATCCCTATCTACGGAGTCAAAGTTTTCATTGAGTTTAACCGGTCTCTCTTTATCTACTTCATCCTCGTCCATAGCCGTATTATCGATGTTTATATGGCCAGTAGATGTGTCTATTGTCGCAGCATATGTAATACCATCCATACCATATCTATTTTTCATAATATGGAATCGTCCTGTACCGCCTGCTTTATCTTGACGTCGACGTGATAATGACATTGCAAAGTCAGTAATCATCATTTTATTATATGAACCAGCTGCTTTATCACCTTCAATAATATTGTCGTTAGCACCTGCTCTGTTTACCTGAGATACACTCCATATTGGTAAATTTAATTCACGAGCTAAGCCTTTAGTTGCTACATACACATCATCAATTTCTTCTTTACGTTCTTTACTTGAACGATTAGCGCGTAATAAGTCAACGTAGTCAATAATAACTAAATCCGGTGCTTGTCCTAAATCTCTACATCTTTGAATATGTGATTCAATAGTACTAATTGTTGCTTTACCTGTTGGATATTCTTTGATAATTAAATTACCTGGTAAATTTGGAATAATTGTTTCTACTTCCTGTCTATGTTCTTGTATTTGTGCTACAGATATGTTTGTAAAACAAGCATCATATCGTTTACCAACATATGCTTCACTTAACTCAAGTGTGTAGTGACAAACATTAAAACCTGCTTTAACTGCTGCTGCACCTAATGCTATTAGTGACCAACTCTTACCACCACCAGGACCTCCAAATATTAATCCAAAATCACCTCCACCTAAACCACCTTGTAATAATTCATTTATCACAGGCCAAGGTGTTGAAATAGAATTTCTATACTCATCTCTATATCTGTCTTCTACATCCTTAGAATATTCATGACCTATATTTTTCTCCATCCCAGCTTTTAGAGCGTTATCTACTAATGATCTAATATCATCATACAATCCTGATTGTAATAAATCTACTGATGTTAATAATGCTTTCTTTAACTGTTGGTTCTTACAAAAATTACTAAACTCTTCTTCAACATAAATAGCATCTTCATTAATTGCTTTATATGCTTCTTTTAGATGTTCAATAACAGATGCTTTTAATACATCATTATCTATTTTCTTAACTTCAATATGAAGTGTATCTAAGGTAGGTGTTGCATGGTACTTATCAAAATACTTAATAATTTGTTCTACAAGCCATTGATGTGCTTGATTATCAAAATATTCTGGTGTTACAACATCTCTAATGTTAAGTAGAAACTTTTTGTTCTTTAAAAGTGAACTTATAACCTTGGTTTGAAAACTCAAACCGTATTGATTTAACTTGTTAAACGCAACCATAATTTATTTATATTTTTAATATGCTTGAAGATAATTGAAAACGTCATCTAACCAAAACATTGTATTCGGTATTGAGTTATTAAGACTATCTTCGTTATACATTTTCATGAATTCATTTTTGTTAAGCAATCTATGTTCTGATTGTAACATTTGGTCTATTTCTTCTATATCTGCTTCTGGTATTACAGGATCAGATAAGTCCATTAGTTGTTGATTAATTAGAAGTTGTTTTTCAAAATTAGCCACACTATGGTATAAAGCATGTTCGTTAATTTTATCTTTACTCTTTTGTAAAATATCTTCAAACACTACTTTTTCAGTTCCTCCTATTTCAGGAAATAACTTCATTAATTTTTTAGGACCTAATTTACTTACACCTGGTAAATTATCTGAATTGTCTCCCATTAATATCTTATAATTAATATAATTAAAAGGTTCGAGGTCAAAATCTTTTTTTACTACAGTTGGTGTATAAAATATCTTTTTAACAGGTGAATATACTGTTACTTTATCGTTTACTAATTGTATAAAATCATTATCAGCAGACATTATATAAACTTCGTCTTGTAATTTAGTAACTAAATGTCCTATTACATCATCCGCTTCTACTTTATCAATAGAAACTAAATCAACAGGTAAACATTTTAAATAATCTACTAAACGCAGCATTTGATTTGCTATTGACGTTGATTCGTCTTCTCTATCTTCAAAACCATCCCAATTAGTAATACGTTGAAGTTTTCTATTTCCTTTATAATCTGGGTATAATAATTTTTTATTAGTAGTACTGCCGTTGCCATCAAATACTAATATTACTCTTGTGGGTTTAATGTGTCTAATTGCAAAACCTATTGATTTTAAAAACCCAGTCAGGCCACCAATATGATGGCCATTAGGGTTAATATGGTTAATCATGGCAAAGCTTCGTAAAAAAGTATTCATTGAATCCACTAGCAATACTTTACTATGTAGATGAAGAGGTTTGTCTTCCGTTTGCTTAATATTAGTAAGCATTGCTTTTAGTGTTTTGTTCATAACTTTATTGTTGTTCTTCGTCGTTGTCTATTTCGATCATAGGAGAGATGTTTTGACTTTCTTCCCACTCACTATTGTCTTCTGTAATCTTTAACTCGTCTAAGTTAATTATAGGTTCTGAGAACCATTCAGCCGCATGTTGTTTTTTATACTCTTTTACTGCATCTGGATCGTCATCTATAAATCCATGTGGTGTTACAATTACAGTTGAGGCAGTTGCTACTCCACAGTCAGCGTGAATTTTATCAATTGCTACTTTAGTACGTTTAGCAAATTCTACTTTCTTACCTTTGTGTTGAGCGTGTATTTTACTTGTACCACTGTTTGTAACATTACCAAATGTAATTACAATCGAAGCATCCCAATACATTGTACCACCACCTTTATTAGTCATTCTTGGTTGTGACATTGGTGTTAATGCTGGTTGTACACCTGTTTTATTAATTACAAAGAATGTGTTTGTAAACTGTGATGACTCTTTACGAGACATTGGAAACTTTTGATTAATAAAATTACCAAATTGAGTTGCCATTGCTCCAGCGTTCCACATTGGATTGTTTTTACCTTGATCAATACTCATATCACATGGTATAGAACCTACTGAGTCCCATAAGAATAATAAGTCATGAGGTAGATTACCTTTCTTTTGTTCATCTAAGATGTCAGCGATAAATGCGGATACGTCTTCAATTGAATTTAATGATGTTCTATCAACATATAAGAAAAATCCCTTATAATCCATTACTTCACCATTTTCATCAGGTATAGCTTCTAATACTAATCCCATTTTCTGAGCGTGAGCAAAATCCCATTTCATCTCAGTGATAATAAAAACAGGCAATATTCCCATTTTCTGCGCAGCTACTGCTGCTTCAATCATTAATGTTGTTTTTCCGGTATCTGATCCACCTCTCGCTATTGTAATGTGGCCCATAGGCACACCAGGTATAGATAACGCATCTTGTACTGCTGGTGTGAATGGGATCCATTTTTGTGCTTTAAATTTAACTGATTGATCTAGTTTTTTAGTTTTCTTAAACTTGTCTAAATCAAAGCCGCCTTTAATAGCTTGAGAGATGTCAGCATTTAAACTTTTTGCTTTGGCCATCTTTAGTCGTTAAATAAGTCATCAAATTCATCTTCATTAAAGCCTTTTTTAGCTTTAGTGTTTAAGGAGTAATTAGCAGTTGGAGGAGCTACTGTTGGAGTAGTATCAAACGGTGCTTCTTCTTCATCAGCTGTTTCAGTTTCAGATGGCTCTAACCATTCCATTAACACGTTTTTCATTTCTTCAAACTCATATTTTTTATAGAATTGAAGAACATCTGGTTGTTCATTTAACCATTTTGTTACTAAAGTACTGTCTTCAGATAACGGTGTTTTCTTAAGTCTAACACGTACTGATGATTTGTTGTACTTAGTACCAGTTACATCAGGTCCAACTGTGTCGATTGTTAAGTCATGACCTTGAGTAATATCTGTGTAATCACCTACTTCTTCGTCTTCAGCGATGTTTAATAACTCAAGATACATTTCTCTACCAAACTCCCATAAACGAACACCTTTGTCTTCTTCACCACGTACAACTACAGGTACGAAAACTCTCATTTTAGGACTAATCTTTTTAGCTAAAGCCCAATTGTCTTTCTCATTTGTTTTCTTTAACTGTTGAGCAAATTCAACAATCGGATCTTTCTCACCAAAGTTAGTTAATGAAATCATGGTTTTGTTTCCAATACCATAATGGATCATAACTTCACGGAATGGGTTTGATTTGTTAAAAATAGATGGAACGATTCTAATCGCGTACTTACCAACTGGTGGCTTCCAAAAGTACTTTTCTCTTTCATTTTTGCTGTTACCGCCTCCTTTTTTCTGTTGGAGTGTAGACAGTCTTGACTTAATTGCTTGTAAATCCATAACTACATTGTTTTTTATAACTAATTAAATATATAATTTCATTTTTGGGTAGCCAAACCTAAGTTAACAAAAGCCTTCATTTCTGAAGGCCATGTTTATTTTTTAAATTTCTACTTTATCTATATAATAAAATTCATCTTCTTCATTATTACTTTTATATACACAAATCATAGCTCCATCTTCATTTTCTT